TTTTTATTTTCAGATGTTTTTAATTGGGGAGGTGTTTGAGCCTCCTCTCTTTTAACCTCTCTAAAGCTTAATTATGAAGATATTACCTTTATATACGGATGAACAAATAACTACCACCTTAGCTGACCTAAGGAAGCGGATGGAGGAAGGAGAGCCTATTTTAATATTGAAAGCCTCTGATAAAATTTCTCACTATGCTTTAGATAAGTACCTTTGGTTATCGGTACAGGAGGCAGCAATGGGTTTAGTAACCTGTAAATTTAAGGCATCAATTTTGTCTAAATGTGCTAAGTTCTCAGATTGGGCTAGATTAAATAACGATAAGTTAAAATATCCTAAAATATGAAACCTGTAATGTTTGAAGGCTGTAATGCGGAAATAGCCAAAAATCAACCGCAATTTAAAACCCTACCTGCTATGGCTACCATAGGTACTACTTTTTCCTGTTGGGAACTATCTCAAAAGGAGATAGAAAGAGTTTTAAAAACTAAGAAAATTTGGGTGAATCAAATTAATGGCGGTAAGCCGATGCAGCCGATTTGTCTGACTAGTGAGAATTTGCTTACTGTATCTAAGGAGGGAGGCGATTGTATTTGTAAGAATTGTGGAGATATAGTAACGTTAATAAAATTTAACCCTAAGGATTATAAGTATTGGGCTTGTCCTACCTGTAGGCATACTAATGAAATAATCTTAAGAAGGGGCAAGAAAAATAAATTTGTTAGTTGGTTAATAAAATCATTAGTCAAGTTTCTTTGAACGGTACAATAATTTATGTATTATTGTATCAATTAATCAATCATAAAAATCTTTTAAAATGAAATCAGCAAAGCAATTAGGCTTTTTATTTATAGGCTTGTCCTTTTTATTCCTACCTTTTGGGGGCAATAGTCAAGAACCTCTTACAAAAGATACTGAGCCTAAGACAGAGGCAGCACAATTAAAAATAGCTATGCAGCCTACAGCAGACCCTACATTAGAAGAAGCTATAGACGCTTTAAGGGGCGGTGATATATCTGCTACTTCTTATGTATACGAAGGACTATTAGCCTTATTTACTTTTCTAAGTGGTCTTTTATTAAAGTGGTTTAATATAAAGTGGCAGTTGCCTAGTATAGCTTTACCGTTAGTAGTTGTAGCTATCATAAGTATTGGAGTCGTAGTATCCCTAGGTTTAGCTAATGCCTTACCTGCTCTCTTATCGGTCTTGTCAACAAGTGGAATATTTGGACTGTTAAAAGGTATCAATAAATTTACTAAACCTACCGAAACTACTAATGATAAATTACAAAGCTTGGAGAGACAAACTTTAGAATTAAAACAAAGTCTAGGCATAGCATAGTAGTATTTTCCATATTAAATTAAATGGGGGATAGGTAAAGTACCTCATCTCCCATTTTTAATTAAAAATAATTGAATAAGATGATAAACTTAAATCCTTTTGGTTTTACATTACTAGAAATTACCTTGACTGATATTAAGGCTAATGTTAAAAACCCTAGAAAAATAAATGCTAGAGAGAAAAAAGAATTAAAGGCAAGTATCAATAAGTTCGGTCTTATTGATAAACCGATTTTAAACAAACAAAATAAGGATAAAACCTATGATTGTATAGGTGGTCATCAAAGACTTGATTTATTAAAACAGGCAGGAGTAGAAACCTGTCTTTGCTATGTACCCACCAAAAGATTAAGCCAGCCAGAAGTAGAGGAGCTATTATTGAGAGTTAATAAAAATACTGGTACATTCGATAATGATTTGTTAAGGCAGAACTTCAAAGCAGAAGATTTATTAGCTCATGGTTGGGCTAAATCAGAGCTAGACAATATTTTCATTAAAATTGATTTGGACACCAAGGAGGCATCCTACCCAATTGTGCCTAAGATGGGAGAAAAATACGGGTGTATCATCATTGTTTATGAAAGTGATGTAGAAGAAGCCAGCCTAAGGACCATATTAAATACTGCTAGGGCAAAAGATTATAAATCTAATCGTGTTGCAGAGTCCTCAGTAATTACCTTTGACCACTTCCAAAAAGCTATAAATGAAAGAATTACCTTTAATAATATTGAGTCATAAAAGAGCAGACAGGGTAGATACTTTGAAAATTGTATCTAACTGCTCTATATGTATTCCAGAAAGTCAGGCAAAGGATTATAAACACTTTAATCCTAATACGCCTTTAATCGTTCACCCAGACGATGTAAGAGGGCTAACAGCTAAAATTAAATGGGTATATGATTTGTACCCTAATGTAGTAATGTTAGACGATGACCTTAATAAATTCAATAGAAATTTCGTAGACGACACCTTTGAGTTAGGGCAGCATGTAGATGACCCAGATTTAGTTTATGAGATTATACAGCATACAGGGTGGATAGCGGAGCAAATGAAAGTCAAGCTTTTTGGTTTTGCGGCTAATGCTGTACCTGTAACCTATCAATCTCATAACCCTTATAAATTAAGCGGTTTTGTAATTGGTGGGATATTTGGTTTATTAGAAGGATTCCGTTTGGATATAATGCCCGAAGATTCTACAGCAGCTTGTGATTATTTTATTAGTGGTATTAGTGCTTACTTTGAAAGAAAATGCTTATTAAATAATAGGTATGCAGTTACCTCTAAAGAGGGTACATTTAAAAGTAAGGGAGGTACAGCCGACTATAGAACTCCAGACACCGAAAAAAAAGATCTCCAACTTTTAAAGGAATACTTTGGGGATGCCATAGTAAGAAAGAAACCGTCAAGGGTAAGAAAGGAATTATACGAATGGGAAAAAACTCTCAAAATTCCATTTTAATTTTTAAACTAAAAATAATTGGTTAATGAGTAACAAGGCATTTTATTTAGACAAGTTAAAAACAGAAGTAAACCCAGTTAAAAAAGTAGGGTGGGATAATGTAGAACGTGCTCAACTAAGGTATGAGCATACAGCAGGACAATTAAGATATTTGGGATGTACCTCAGTATTAGATTATGGTTGTGGTATTGGAGGGCTTTATAAATATGTGAAGAATGACATGTACTATGTAGGTTACGATATTGTAGAGGAGTATAAACAAGATTTACTTATCCCATCAGAGCAATTTGTAACCAAGTTTCCTTATACCTCAGTATTCGATGCCTCAGTTTTATTAGGTACGTTTACACTAAACAAGGAGGAGTTAAGCAATGATGCTTTTTTTGCGGAGTTTGCTAAGGTTATAGAAAATAATATAACTTCTAATACAGATTATTTAGTTATGACTGGATTCCATGAAGGAGTAGATAAAAAAGACCCCAAATTATACTACTTCAATATAAATCAACTAGTTAAATATTTGCATTCAATTGGTTATGTAGATATTAAAATAACTTTTCCTATTTCTCCTTATGAAATATTCCTAAAAGCTAAACTTTCTTTGTAAAAAACTTTTTATAATTATAAAATAATCGTATCTTTACTTTAAATATTAAATAACTGAATAACTGAAAAATTTATGGCACAGTACTTGAACTTAGAGTCTGGAAAAAATTTCTTTGTAGTATCTTCTTTATTTCAAAAATCCATTAGGAGAGGATTAGAGGAAGAAGCTATATGGTGTGCGAGTGAGTTTTACATCTCAGGGTATGCTAATTATGCTTGGAAGAGGATGTTAATTATGGTATCGGAGGATGTAGGTTTAGCCAATCCACAATTACCACAGCAAATGAGTAGCTTGTATGAATTGTACACCACTTTAAAAAGTATGAAAGATAAGGGGCTACCAGAAAAACTACCTTTCGTACAAGCAGTATTAATGTTAGTACGTTCTCCTAAATCTCGATTGGTAGATAATAAGTTATGTGCTTATTTCGACTGTAGAGAGGAGATGGAAGAGCCAAACTTTCAAGATTTTAAAAAGTACGATTGGGTTTACGACATGCACACCAGTAGAGGCAAAAGATTAGGAAGAGGGAATAAACACTTTTTTGAGGTAGCAGGGCATATTGAAAATGATAACTTACAAGAAGTACCAGACGAATATAAATTTAGGGATTTTGTGGCTAAACTCTATGAGAAAAAGGACGAGGCAGAAAAACAACAGGTGAAGGTTAGAAAGAGTAATCAGACTACACTTGATTTAACCGATGATTGAAACATTTATTCCCCTCCCATTTGGGGCATTAAGCAGCCTGACATTTATTTGTCAGGTTGCTAATGTGTAAAGAAGGTAGGCGATACGTTGTATCGTCATAGTGCGGTGTATCCCTAGTCAGAGATGATTAGGGGTACTCTTTATTAAAAAAGAAATTATGTGGCATGATAAATCAGTATTGGTAGTGGTAGCTCATCCAGACGATGTGGTTTTAGGATGCTCAGGTTTAATATGTAAACTAAAATCTTTGGGCTGTACTATCCATCTTTGTTATCTTAGCGGAGGCTATAATGGAAGAGCTAAGAGAACCAAGATGGAAAGTTACGTAGAGACAGTAGCCAATAGATTAGGAACAACTAGTTTTGAAATATTAGATTTCCAATCTTCTAAATTTGACCAATACCATCAAAGCGTTTTGAATGATGCTATATATGGTGCTATTGTGCGTACTAATGCGGAGATAGTATTAACCCATGATAGTAACGACCTTCACAATGACCATTTAATGGCTTTTAAGGGGGTTATGGTTGGATGCCGATACAAACCGACCTCTACAGTAAAACAAGTCCTTACATTTCCTGTAATTAGCTCTAGTGACATTTCCCCTACCTATAAATTCAAGGCAGACCTCTACACCGATATAACCGAGTACATTGATTTTAAATGTAATTTGATGAAGGTATATAAAGAAGAATTTGAAGCTATGCCTAAAAAGAGGGGAGGAGAGCATATTAAAATACATGCAGCTTATTGGGGAAGTCACATTAATGTAGACTATGCAGAACCTTTTAAAATAATTAGGTTAATCCTAAACTAAGTATAATGCTAACAATAATTTTAATAAGTATATTTAGGAAAGACTACCAAAAGACTAAGACTATCATCTCAGGAGAGTTGCACCTAATTATAATTTTATTTTTGACAGCATTATTCATTGATATATTTTGTTTATCCCTTATCCCATGCTAATATTAACTTTGTCCATAATTATAGTAGGTAGCGGTATATACGCTGACACTAAAAAACAAATAACCAATGGTAATAAATTTACAAGATGACATTTATTGCGTTTGTATCCCTTCTTTTGATACAAGTACTGTTTATGTTTGTCCTAATTGTAACACTAGTTTTATACTAAAAACTAATAATTTAGTAACAATCAGAATTAAAAATAATGAAAGTACCTAAAAGATTAACAGAAGATTTAATAGCAGTAGCTAAAGACCCCTGCACTAAACAGGAGGCATTAAACTTATTCAAAAAGAATAAGATTATCTTAACTATTAAAAAGATAATGAAGGATATAAGCTTAGTTAGGAAGGAAGGAGATGAAATAAAAACCCTTCTCCACAAGAATAGGGAACAAGAATTAAAAATGGAGGCTAAGTTAGAAGAGACAAAACAAAAATTAACCTACCTAGCCAAGTACCGCTTAGGAGATACCGTATTTATTAAAAATAAATACGGTTGGGGAGGTGGATACCTAAAAGGTAAGGTATCCAAAGTATGTGCTACAGTACCTTTAGATAAATTGACTTTTATGTATAAAGTCAATAAGGTATTAAAAAATGGGGGCATGGGCAAATATGCTATAGAGCATAGTTATAAGAATTATAAAGAAGAGGAGTTATATCCAACAGACCCACAAAACAAGTAATATGAAATTAGATCATAAAGGAGCTAAGATATACGAGAACCTAGGGGATGTACCTACTTATGATTCAACACCCAAAAAAGTGTTTATATCCCAACCAAGATACCTACCTAATCTATCTTATCTCAAAAAGATATTAGATTCAGACATCTTTATTATACTGGATGATGTACAGATAAACAAGAGAGCCTACCAGCATAGGAATAAGATGGTAAGAAAAGGACACCTACCCAAATGGTTAACTATCCCATTAGCTACAGGTAATAGAGAGGAGATAAGGAGTAGTATGATAGAAAAGACTTTTAGCTTTAATCTCCATTTTAATACAATTGATAATTGGTACAAACCTATAAAGGGCGGTTATGATGATACTTACTATTTAGAGTACATGAATTACCTCTCTTCTATCTTAGAGGATGATGATAATCATAATTTAGGAGAAGTATTAGCTTTTGGATTACATAGGTTACTAACCGATTTAGGATATAAAGGAAAGGTAGTATACTCCTCAGATTTATCTCAAATTATTAATGATAGGCTAGGAATTATTGTTCAGGGTAAACAAAAACTAATGTTACTTTGTAGAGAAGTGTATGGTAATGGTTTAATAGTGGGAACAGGAGCAGCAGATTATGGATTGACTGCTAATTATGGTAATTTGTATAATATTGACGTAGATTTAAGAGATTATGAGGTAAAGGGGTACGAAGGAACACCAGAGCAGCATTTACCATTTGCCCACTTTGAATTGATTGGGGAAAATGTAAAAGATTTGCTAGAGAATAAAATGATTAATTATGGAATTAAAAGATAAGGACGGCAAGATAATTAGTAATAGAGGTAACCGTACAGGTAATAGAGTAAGTGATATTGAGATTATAGAGAGGATAGGTGCTGTATATCAAGGACTTATGAAAGGTTGGTCAAGAACTAAATTAATTCAGTATGGTTCAAATGTATGGGGTGTAGGTACTAGACAGGTAGATAATTACATTAAAAGAGCTAGGGGTATTGTGCTTGGGGAGGTTACTAAAAACATGGTTTATGATTATAAGTTAGCCATACTCAGGTTAACTGAATTATACTCAAAAGCGCAAGCAGAAAATAACTATTTAGCTTGTAGATTTATTTTAAACGATTTACACAAGATTCAAGGTCTTTACACAACTAAGGTTCATGTACAAATTGACGGTGAAGTAAATGTAACGCATGAGTTAGCCAAGAAATCTCCAAAAGAGTTGAAAGACCACATTAGAAAGTTACGAGCAGCTAACAAAAAGCGTAGAAAAGAGCTAGGTTTACCTGACATAAAGTAACTATAAATATTTTTGGTACTACATGAGTGGGGGGGGGTAGACTAAGGTATTGGTAATCAAGTGTTTAGAAAAATCGTATTTTTACTAGAAAATAAGTTAAAATGGTTACTAAAGATGAGACATTACAGCAGATAGAGCAGGACTTAGCAGCAGCCTTAGAATATGAGTTTATAGATGAGCAAAAGAAGTATTGGCAATTACATCCTATCAAGTGGTTATCAGAACGTTTTGGGGAAGAGGAGTATTTTGCGGAGTGGTCACAATTACCAGAGTATAAGAAACACGAACACGATGGAGATAAAGACCCTTTAGCGCAAGCATGGCGTTCTTTAGCAGCTAGGGAATGGACATCAATACAAGCAGCTACAGCTACAAGTAAGACTTTTATGGCGGCTAGGATTGTACTTTGGTTTTTAGATTGTTTCCCCAACTCCTTAGTTGTAACGTCTGCACCTAAGGAATCTCAATTAAAATTACACCTTTGGGCAGAGATAGGTAAGATATTCCCCAAGTTCAAGAAATTAAATCCAAAAGCAAAACTTTACTCCTTACGTTTAGTAATGGATGATACCGATGTAAATACGGTGGAGGAGGATGTAGCTAATTCAGCATGGCAAGCAGTAGGATTTGTTTGTGGTACAGGAGCAGATGAGCAATCAGCAACAAAAGCGCAAGGATTCCATAGAGAGGACATGCTCATCATAACCGAAGAAACTCCCGGGATGAATAAGGCAGTTTTGACAGCTTTTGAAAATACCTCAACTGGTGACAATAACCTAATTTTGGCGATGGGTAACCCAGATAGTGAGTTTGATACTTTGGGGCAATTTAGTAAGTATTCAAATGTAAACTCCTTTAGAATTTCAGCGTATGACTATCCTAATGTAGTCTGTAAGGATTCTAGTCTAATGGCAGGTGCAGTCACCCAAACTAGTATAAATAGAAGAGCCTTGATGTACGGAGAGGAGTCTGGTTTATTTAAGTCAAGGGTAAGAGGACTATTTCCAAAACAATCAGAAGATAGTTTAATTAAGTATGAGTGGGTAGAAAGGTGCGTTGATGCTGATCCATTAGATTCTAATGATGCTGATGTAAAAAGAGATTTACGACCTTCTTACAATGCTGTAGGGGTAGATGTAGCTAATTCGGCAACAGGAGATAAAGCGGCTCTAGCTTGGGGGGAAGGACATTGCCTAATGAAGATTGTAGAATTTCAATGTACTAATGCTAACCATTTAGCTTATAATTTAATTTATACCTCAGAGCAATTAGAAAAGAATAATTGGACTGATTATGATACGGCAACAATAACCGATTATGATGTAATGCCCGAAATGATAGGAGTGGATAGTAATGGTTTAGGTATAGCTACTCTTAATACTCTAATGGATTTCCCATGCAATTGTTACCCAGTACCCCTACATGGTGGAACATGGAAGGAAGTCATCCCAGAAGATGAAGGAGGTAGACCTATGTATAAATTCCAAACCTTAAGAGCACAAATGTATTGGGAGGCTAGAGAGGATTTAAGAAAAGGGCTAATAGGTATTTTTATTAGCGACCCATCAGTATTGCTACAGTTGAAAAAGGAGTTATGTATACCGAAATTTTGGGTGAAGGATACTTATACAGTAGTGGAGAGTAAGGAAGCTATTAAAAAGAGGCTAGGCGGTAAATCTCCTAACTTAGCAGATGCCTTTATTTATTGGAATTGGACAAGGAAGGGGTATAGATTTGAAATGGAAGCTCCTATAGCAGGAGGTATTTAAAAAACTATTATGACTACTTTTATAAAATTTCTTCTATATTTGTACGGACTTCTTAATATAGAAAAGCCTACTACTATAGAAGAGGATAACAAGCCAGTAGAATTTATTGAGCCTACTCATTCAGATGAGGATGAGATAAGACAAGGAGATGATACTAAGGTTAAGGCTGGTTACTTGTGGCATCTAGATTCAGGGCATGGAGAAATGACTTTAGGTAAACGTTCTCCAAAGTTCCCAGATGGTTCAAGGTTCTATGAATGGGAGTTTAATAGAGATATAGTAGAACTGGTATCACAAGGATTACAAGAAAGGGGTATAAGCTTTAATATAGTAGTACCAGAAAATAGGGAAGGCTCTAATGCTTATGTAGGCAATATCCTAAAAGAACGAGTAAGGAGAGCCAATACTTTTGTATCGGATAAAACCCAAGTATTCTTATCCATCCATGCTAATGCTTATGGTGATGGAGTGAGATTTACAAGTGCTAGAGGTATCGAGACATGGATACATCATGGTAATGAGTTAGCTAGGAGGGTAGGACAAATATTCCAGACCCATTTACTAAATGCCTATGATACAAGGGATAGGGGTATTAAGAGTAAAGAAAATAAACAGTTTTATGTGCTAAGGAATACCAACATGTTAGCTATTCTACTAGAGTGTGGTTTTTATACTAACTTGGAGGAGTGCAGTCTATTAAGGTCAAAAGAAGTAAAGATGGAGATAGCCTTCGCTATAGTTAAGGCTATTACCAAAATAGAGATAAACGGATTATATCAAGTATAAAAGGCATTAATAAACAAAAAAAAAGTAACTTATGTTTTACACTCTCATCATTTTGGTATCAATATTGGTATTAGATATATTGTACAAGATTTATAAATATTTCAAAAATAGGTATAATGGAAAGCATCTTTGATTTGGTTGGTACATTGTTCGCTGTAGTAGATAACCTAGAGCCTACCAGAGGAACAAAAGTACTAAGAGAAAACAGGCGTTGGTTAAGATTCATCAAGAAAGTGAATAGAGATGTACGCAAGGGTAAGATTTCCCCACTCGTAGCGGAGCGTATGTTAAACCCTAAATTAAACACCATAGGCATTGAAGAGGCAGTAGAAGTTAGGGAGTTTATGAAATACCTACTCTCCACCGATTTAGCCGAAAGTATCAATACTAAGTATAGAGAGTTCCAAAATGTAAGGGAGGAGTACAAAGATTAGTACTATTACATACTATGTAGCCTATAAAAAATCTGTTAGCGAAAGTTAGCAGGTTTTTTTTTGGTTTATAGTAAAAATAAATTGCTAAAAACTTTTTATAACTATAAAATAATCGTATCTTTACATCATCAAACGAAATAAAATTTTAAAAACATCAAAAAATAAGAAAAATGAAAAAGGTAATCAGTAATGAAGATTTAGCTAATCTATTTGAGTCAGGCAGTCTTTTTAAGTTGTTCAATAAGACTATTAAGAAGCTTATTAAGAACGATAGCATCAAATGTGTGGGATATATTAATTTAGACTTGGATAAGGGCTTATATGCTCCTATGACCCATTTAATGTATGATTCTATAGGTAAGGCAGGAGTGGTTTATTTAGTGAGTCGAGAAGGTGATATAACCAAGATAAGTGAGGAGCAGGAAGGAGAGGTAACATTAGGCAATATCTTTGAGCCTATTGAGGTAGAAGAAAATAAAGATTTGATACTACGTACAAATGGTATTACAGTAGTAGCAGGGTTAAAAGGTGAAGGATTAAGAGAATTAGAACTTCCTTTTTAAGATTAGCAAAAGTTAAGAGCAAGTGGGATGTTAGGTATCCCTACTATATAAAGATATTTCATAGTGTTTGTTTTTTGGGGGGTAGTTATAATTACTGCTCCTCAATTTTTTTTTAAATTCCCTTAAAATAATGGTATGAATAATACACCTAAAGTCAATCAATTACATGTTGATATTTTTACTGCTGCTGTAATGGGTACACAAGCCTTTAAAGACGGTAAGGTCAAAGCGGCAGGAGCTAATTTAGCTTTAATGAAAATAGTCTATGCTTACAAGACAGATAGCGGTTATGACCACAAATGTAGATGTAAAATAATGCGTACTTATACTAACAATTGGATATTAGCTAAGGAGGAAGCTGAAAAATTAAAAGTATGAACGCTAAGGATAAGCACACCCTTACTTTAAAGTTATTTTTCGATGGTATCCAATTTGAACCAATCACTACGGATGGTTTATTGAAAGTGCATCAGAACAGTATTTTTAAATTAAGTTCTATCTTGGCAGATTTACCAGAGTACCTAAAAAGAGTAAAATGACTATATTTAAAAGCGGAGAAAATTTAAAAGTAGGAAATAGCCTTTTGTACTGGTATACTCCTACACCTATTATAAGAATAGGGGCTAGATTTTTACATAAAAGTATCAATCGTTATTGTAGGGTAGCTTATTTTGCAGAACGCCCAGCAATGACTATTATAGAAGATGATATTTATAAAATAAATGTATGAAAAAGAAATTTAAAGAAGTAGGTTTTAGTAAATGTTAACGAGTTAAAGAAGAAAATAAGAATATAGAGATATATTCAATTGTTAACCATTAGAGATGTCCAATCATTTGGGTATCTCTTTTGTATTGTTTGTTAAACTCCTATCTTTGTCTAAAAACTAAGTTATATGAATATCTTCCAACAGTTTTATAATAGAATGTTTGGTAGTACCTCAACTATAGTTAAGGACACTACCACTACCATAGCGAACAGGTCAGGCAATGATGGTAGAAAAGCTTTAGAAACTAGTATGCCAGTAGCAGGTGGGAGGCAGACCCAGCCCAAGTATGGTAACCTAATGAATGTGGTACTAGATGAGTTAAGCTTTGTTAATGCCGATTTCCCTTTTGAACTATTACCTGTATTGGAGCATCTAGCGGCATTTAACTCAGATTTCTCCTATGGAGTAGATAACTTAATACAGCTAGGTAACACTTCCTATTTAATTGAATTTGATAAGGATGTAAGCGAGGAGGCAGCAGCCAAGATGCAGGACGAAATAAGCAGTTGTGAGGCACTTTGGTATAAAGGGGGAATAAACAGTTTAAGAAATGATTTATTTGCACAGGTAGCGGTAAAAGGGGCTCTATGTGCAGAAATTGTACCTACTCTTTCTTTGGATGGTGTAGAGAAGGTAGTACTAGTAGATAATAAAACTATTAGATTCAAGTATGATAGTATTGGAGAAGATTACCATCCATATCAAGATATAGCTTTAGCAGCCTCTTCCAATAAGTCTGCCAATACAACACAAGTAAAATTGAATACAACTACTTTTAAGTATTACGCTCACAGGAGATTTAATGAGAAGCCTTATGGTATGCCTCCTTTCCTATCATCATTAGAATCCATCCAAATTGAGCAGGAGATGATTTGCGGATTAAAGAACGTAGTAAGTAAGTTGGGAGTATTCGGATTTCTTCATGTATTGGTGAAAGCTCCAAAAGCTACACAAGGAGAAAAGCCTAGCGAATACCAAGCTAGATTAAAAACTTATCTAACAGACCATATTAACCCAGAGTTAGAAAAAGGATTAAATAAGGGTTTTGTATCTGGTTTCAAGGATACCCACGAATTTAAATTGGAGAACACCATAGCGAATATGGCAGGTATTAAGGATTTAGTAGAGCTAATTACCATCAATAAGCATAGCGGTATGAAGCAAGACTCTATTATGTTCTCTAGGAACTTCACCACTACTGAGACACTAGGAAGGGTAGTGCTTGCTAAAATGACCAACCAAGTAAGAAATTATCAAAAACTTATTGATACATTTATTAAAGATTTGGTTTTTCTCCACCTGTTTTTAAAAGGGTATCCTATTAAACATGTTAAGGTAACCTCAGAAGCACCGATGGTACAGGATAGAAAGAATGTAGCAGATGCTAGGAACATGGAGATAATGAATGCTAAAGAGCTTTACTATGAGGGTATCATTAGTCAAGCACAGCGAGCAGAACTTCTAGGATTTGATGAGCCTTTTGCCAAAGAGCCTATAGAACGCCCTGAGAATAAAGTACCTGAGGTGAAGAAGGAAGAGGATAAAGGAAACAAAAAGTCAGACCTCCCAAAGTCTACAGCCGTCAATAGCTTAAGTTGGATGGATGCAGCAGTAGGATTAGGTAGCAATTATGATACTTTTCGATACCATTCTAATTGTGGGCATGTCCATACTAAAGAATCTTGGGGCATTACAGAAGATATTAATCAATTCTTTTCTCAATACTTCGGAAAAATAAACGAAGGTTATAAGAAAGCTGTAGATAAGGCTATGAATCGTATAGGTACTGCTCTACTAGCCTTGGATGCTAGGGCAAGTGTAGAATTAGTAATAGAAACCGTTCTCTACTCCCTTTATGTTAATTGGCAGACTGATTTTACCAGTAAGCAAGGGGAAACGATTGGTAAGTTTATCAACTTGATTTATAACAGGTTCAGAAAAGATACTAGAATTTTTAAGGCATTCGACCCTAACAACATTCCAGATGCAGTATTCGACCAATTAGATTTAAGAACTTTGCAATATTTCAAGAAATCAGATAACCTGTACCTAGGTAAATTCATTACAGATGATGATACAAGGAAAAAGGTAATTACTTTCATTAAAGATAAGTTCGTAGTAGAGGGGCTACCTATAGGCGATAATAAGCAAGTTATTAACGAATTTAAATCTACATTCTCTAAACTAATGTTAAATGAGGATTGGAAGATTAGAAGGATAATAGAAACTACCATCAACCAGATGCGTAACTATGGAGCTGTTAATTACATGCAACAAGCGGAGGTATCAGAGTTTGAAAGGTTAGAGATAATCGACCAAAAGACTTGTGGATGGTGCAAAGAACTAAACGGTAAAAGATTCAAAGTAGATAAGGCGGTAGGCAGCATTGACCAATTAATGAGAAGTGAGCCACAACTGGTAGGAAGCATTTCACCATTTATGACATCGTTGTACAAGAAGCCAGAAGATTTAAAAGGGGTGACTGTAGAGGAGTTACAAGATAAGGGATTAGGGTTCGGCTCTACCCATCCACATTGTAGAGGTCAAAATATCGCAGTCTTGTAAGCCTAACAAAGTACGCTGCGTACCACACCTAGGGAGAGAAGAGACTAAATTACTGATAATCAAAGATTTACGGAATTAGTACTTAACAGACTGATTCCGTAATTTTGGTTTATAGTAAAAATAAATTGCTAAAAACTTTTTATAACTATAAAATATTCGTAGCTTTACATCATCAAACGAAATAAAATTTTAAAAACATCAAAAAATAATAAACAATGTCAATACTAGAAAAAGTACTTTTAGGCTACGGTAAAAACACCGATATTAGCAGAATTAAAGTAGACCTGTTCCATCGAAATGATGATTCACCTACTTACATTTTTGAGTTATGGGCAGATAATGGACATAAGTACAGAACCCACCCAGATAAAGAAAAGACCCTAGTACAGGTGGATGTAGAGACTTTGGAGATGATAAAATTTTACCCTTATGATGTAACCCCTATTTTTAATACTCTTGTCGATTTAGACAATGGTCTAGAAAATTTGAAGGTTTCTAGAGAAGTAACAGTTAAATTTTTATAGTTCTTAGATATATGTAAGAAATCGAAATAAAGAATCTTTTCATGTGGATGTTTAGCAAATTACCTTAGTTGTTTCGACAATTGGGGTTTTTTATTGCCTAGTGGTTAAGTTTTTGTATATTTGTATAAAACTTACCAAATATGTTATTGAATACTATAAAACTATCCAAAGGTAATTATCGCTCTAAGATGTCCTACGACCTGTTTAGTGGCTCAGAGCAGAACAAATTGGATTTAGGTATGACAGGAGTTAATTACCAAGTAGATAGGAATTTTCTCTCAACGACTCAGGATAAAGTTAGAAAATTAGCAGAAGATTCCTTACAGTTTTTTGGTACTAGAGGAGCAGCAGGATTAGATTCTACTATTGAATCCATTTTACCCAAGCCAGAAGATTTCGTAGGTGTACCTTTTAGACAACTCTCCTCCACTATCGTAGCTCCTAATACTTGGAGGGCTACAGATTTCTCCAAGGGTAACATCCTAAGAAATTCTACTCAGAGGTTAAATAATAAGCCTGTTTATATTAACCACGATACCTATACAGTAAATAGTTGGGTAGGTTTAGTAACTGAGCCTAAATGGTCTAAAGCATCGGAGCAGAACGGGGTAAAAGTACCAAGCGGTATTGATGCTATGATTTTGATTGATGCTAAAAGTAACCCTAAGATTTTGAGAGGTGTAATGTCAGGAGGTATTTTTTCTATGTCAGTTACAGTAGTTTTTGATTGGAAACCATCCCATCAATTTGATAATGAAAGAGACTTCATAAATTCGATTGGGAATAAGGCAGAGGACGGCTCAATGTTTAGGAGAATTGTTACCACCATCCATGATTATTATGAGTCTAGTTTAGTATGGTTAGGAGCAGACCCCTTCGCTAAATTAATTGGAGAAGATGGTAACTTAGTACACGTTGACCATGCCCAAGCGGCACAAAGTTCTTTTGAAAAAGAGACAGAAAAGGTAAAAAGGGGGTATGATGTGGGGAAAAACTACTATGTTGGTTGCGCTATTGACAGAAATATT